CTTTAATTTTAGCTTGTACTGTTGGTATTCCACCAAACACATCTGGATTCCATTTAAATCTTAATGCTAAATAACAAATTCCTGATAGTTTATGATTACTACCCCAGTCTGATAATGTAGATAATAAACTTGATGCAGACTGTCCATCACTTCCAAAGTGTGGCTCAATAATAATTGTGCTTTCTGCAGATGAGCCTTGAACATTAGGATCAGCTTTAAAAAAATTACTATCACTGCTTGCTACATTTCTTTGAACATTATCAGATAATGCACCATCAAATGTAACTACTTTATCGTCAACTCTTATTTCTTCAATAGAGTTTATCTCGCCCTCACATAAAACTAAAGCTACATATAAATAAATGTTATCTGTTCCACTTGTAGAAATAAATACCCTAGTACCTCCTAGTAATCTTTCGCCATACACTACTGGAATACTAGCATTATTTGATTGTTTATTTACTAAAATACCTTTTTCTGTTTCATCAAAATCATTACCACCATAATCTGGCAAGTCAGGTTTTCTTGAACGCATAAATAACCAGCCAACTGCAAATATACCTAAAGCAACCCAAGGATTAATATTTGATAAAAACTTAAATACTCTTACTGGTTTTAATACTTTAGTAACTGCCTTAAATGCTCTTTTAAATGCTTTGTGTACCATTATTTTCTACCCCATTTAATATCAAGTACTGTTTGTGAACTAAAGTTCATACCTACATCTGTACTAAAAAATCTTTGTTGTGAATTATTGTTTGTTAATCTACCTGATCTTTTTTCAAAATCTGCCCAATGTGACACAACTGTTAAAGATAAAACTGATAATTGCATAAGTATCAATAGTTCCTTTATATAATAAAAAAGGATCAGCTATAATTTGATTTGTGTTACCTAAAAAACCTCTGTAAATTTCTACTGCATCATTAACTATGTTTTCATTTAATGCAGTTGATATAAAAGTTAAATCTGCACCTGATAAATCTATATTTAAACTTGATTTTGATAAATCTGTTTCTTCTGTAAAAGATGGATTAGAAACTAAAAATGGCGATGCAGTATAAGTTTTACTAGAGCCTGATATTGACGATGTTAAATTAAAACTATTGTCTGTTAAGTTTACTGGTGTAGAAAAACCAATAGTTAATAAATGAAAAGGTACTATTTCATTCGTTGCTAGGTGGTTTTTTACTGCTGTTGTTAAGGCTCTCGTCATAAATTTCGTATGTTGTTCTTATTGTTTTTTCAGTACCTTTTAACATAACAAAACTAAAAGTTCCATCAGGAATACTGTTTGCTTTTAAATCATTTTTAATAGTGTCTATTTGACTTTCATCAACTACTTTTTCAGCAAAAAAATCAGCAGTAACATAGTGCCTAATTAAATATTTTGCCATTAGAGTGCTTCTTCGACATCAAATTCGTATTGATATAATACATCCCCATCTTTTGTAGTTCCTACTGCACCAAACTCTTGAACATCGTTTTCTAAATGCACTGTAAAAGAAACATTGTTATAAGTTACAACACTATTGTCTGTTAAGTCTGCTTGTAATGGTGGCTCGATTGTAACTGTTGCAGAGTTTGACGAACTTGTAACATCTTCAACAATCATATATACTTTTGTATGGGAGGCAAATTTAATTAAGTCTCCTGCTTTAAATCTGCCTGACCCATCACCACCAAAGCCGTCCATTGCTATCGTGGTATCTCCAGCTGAATGAGATCCGTTAATTAATACTGTTCCTGTTTCACTACCTTTTGTAGAACTTAAATCAGGTGGTATAATTGTAAAATTTTCTTTACTTGATCTTTGCTTAACAATAAAAGCCATAAGACTACCATAAATGTCTGATCTTTTACCTACTATGACTCTTGCAGTAAATCCAAACCTTTGATTATCAACTGTTCTTGATAGTTTTTTTCCATTTATAGACTTTGATGATATGGTATTTTGTATAGATTGAAATCCCATTGTGTCAAATTTTGCTGATATTGGAAATGCACCACTCATTATACTAACTCACTTCTTCCTTTTTCTGTTAAAGCATTATTTATTATTGCAGTTATTGTACCTCTGTTATTTTGTAATGCCTCATCAAAACCTTGTGTGTCCATAGCAGTAATATTAAAATTAACATTTACACTACCACCACCTGTGCCTCTAGCTGATTGTGTAATCTGTCCTGTACTATTTGGAACAAATAATTCTGCACCTCGTTCGCCTACTACTATTGGTTGACCTTTTGATACTGCACCACCTTTTGCAAAGCCACCAAAAAAAGATGTAACTGCTTTAAGTGCTGCTTGTCTTTTTAATTCTGTTGTTTGTGATCTTAGTTCATTTGTTATTTTTGCTTCACTATCAACTTGATCTTTTTTAAGTGCATTTCTAATTGTTTCTTGGATAACTATTTGAATTGTAAAAGCTACAATATCTACTAATAGCTTTTGTGCTATTTCTTTAAATGTCATATTTAAATCTTTACCAAGAACTAATGCTTCTGCTAGTCCTCGAGAAAATGCTTTTATACTACTTGTTGCCATTTTAGTAACTGTATTGTTAATGCTTTCAAAGTCCTTTTTAAATTGTTGTAATACACCATCTTTTATTTTTGCAAAACTTAAACCAAATTCTTTAACTGACTTATCTGCACTATCAAGTGTATTCATCATATCGTTAAATTGTTTTTTTGATATAGCTGCATTCTTTTCAAGTTGTTTTAAAAATTCTCTAATTGCTTTTTCTGCTTTTCCAAAATTTTCTTTTGTTTCACTTGATTGTTGGTTAATTACTTTTAGTGGTGTTTTAAGTTTTTGTGCAGTTGCAAACATCTGGTCAAATGTAAGTAAATTATCTTCAAAGGTTTCTTGGCTAATTAACTTAAGTTTTCTTAATCCAGAGTTAACTTTATCCATTATGTTAGCATAAGTTTCTAGTATTGAGCCAAGTGCACTACGAATAATATCTATTGTTGCCATTATTGTAACAACAAGCAATTTACCTTTACCACCTAACATTAAAAAACCTACAATACCAAGTTCTCTAATTCCTGATGGTAATGCTTTTACAGATTGTATGATTCCATTAATAGCTACACCTATCATTTGAAACACAGGTCTTAATGTATCCATTAAAACTGCACCACCAATTAAAACATTTTTAGTAACATTGACCATAAATTCAGAAGTTTGTAATGCTAGTTTTTTTAATACCTGATCGTTATCTTCTATTAATTTATTTACATCTACCAATGCTTGTTTAATAAAATCAAAGAATCCAGCTTCATTTGTATCTCTTCTAAATTTAAATAGTTTATCGCCTAACATTGAAAGAGTTCCAGTAAATGTTGTAGATAAAACTTCTGTTGCTTTAGAAAATCTACCATTCTCTCCAAATGCCTTTTCAAATGCTTCTATTGTTTGTTCTACTGATACTGTTGCTCCAGCTTTAAATCCTAACAATGCTCTTACACCTCTTTCTCTAAAAATATCTGCAGAGGCAATACCACCAGCAAATGATCTTTGAATTTGAGTTGCAGTAGTTTCAAAATCTAATCCTGTTACTGCTGCTACATTACCTGTGATTTTTAATATTCTTGATAGATCGTCTGCGTCTTTTGATACGACTGCTAGATTTCCAGATGCTGCTGAAATTTCTTCAAGTGAAAAAGGAACTCTTGATGCGAAGTCAACTAAATTATCAAATGCTTTAGTACCCTCTTTGACATTACCAAATAAAAAGTTAAATCTAATTCCAAGATTTTCTACTTCTGCACCAACTTTAATAAATGACCTTACAACAAGACCTGCACCTATACCAACTAATGCTGACTGTACTGAAAAAACTGCACTTCTTAAATTTGATAATCCAGCACGAATACCATTAAAGGCTTGTTTAGTTTTATCTCTTGCTAAAATATTTAATACTAAATTTTGTGCCATTATCTATGCCTTGTTTTGTTCGTAGCCATTTGATGCTCTTCTTGTTCTAACAAGAGGTAGCCTAACCAATGATTATACTCCCATTCTTCCATTTGTAAAACTTCTCTTAATGGTATTTTTAACCTATCGGCTACAATAAAACAATTCTTTAATTCAGGATCAGATTTTAGTTTTTTTTTACTTGCTCTGGGTTGATGGCTTG